CCGCCGTAAGGACCGTCGTCATAGCCAAATCCTCGCATGGAGTTACCAACGAACTCAACCATCAATGCAGGATTATACATTATGTTGCCATTGTCGTCTTTGTAGAGTCCATCCACATAGACTTCGACAGTGAATCTAGCTACTCCAATTGCAGTTGCTGCAACGAAACGTAACTGCTTAATTTTCATCGGCTCACGGCCGGACATCCAAGGCAATTCCATCTCGAACGGAATTGAAATACCATTGTATATCGCCCACCACGAAGGATTGGCTGCTATGTCGTCAGCCATCGAAGTTGTTCCGCTGGTATGACTCACACTGCAAGTATAGCTCTTGGCTCCGTCGCCTGTAACTGCTGCCGTAGTAGTTGGAACGTACGCCCCCATGCTCTGGCTGGCTTCCAACTGATTGCCGAATATGACTACGCCAGTCGTTCCGTCGCCGTCATATATACTTGCGTCTGACGACCCATCGCCTTGCAACAAGGACAGACGCAAATACACTCCCGTTTCGGCGTTGTTCATATTTATGGTGTGACTCACACGCCACCAACCGTTCAACATCTGAATGGCGTTATAGCTTTGTGTAGCTGTTCCAGCAACCGTAGGTAAATCGAACTCGCCCGTGACTAAATTAAATCTAACAGTGACACCAGTCGCCGTCGTCGGATTGGAATAAGCTCGAAGCGAGACATAAGTCTTGCCAGCGTTGTTCTTCAAATAAATAGATCGCGTATACGTTACACCGGCGACGACTGTTACAAGTTGGTCCAGTTTATGCTGCGAGCCAATCGTAGTATCTTCCTTAAGCAGCCATGCATTATTGCTATTTAGCGGATCAATCGTGTTGGGCGCCCATAGAACTGTCGCGGCGGTAATAGTCCAAGGCGCTACGTTGAATGTATCAGACTGCAACGCGACGTTCGTCACCATACTACGCACAAGTTGACCAGCCGTAAATACTGTACTTCTCGCCCAATTCTTATCACGGTCATTCATCCGATCAGCGTGATAATTCTCATTTGCAAAGACAGCATTTCCGTGCTGGAATATCTTTGTGCCCGTCGAGTAGAACACACGTCCTAAGAACGATTGACACGCGCATGACCAATTTGTGGGGAAATTAAATTCTGACCATGCATCGTAATGCAATCCTGTACTGCCAGTATGGACTAGGCAACGCCCATTCGGATTGAACAAAATCGTGTCATGCCATAGCGAATCGTAAACCATAAAGCATTGTTCAAGCTGTTGCAAGTCGGTCAAGTTACCGATAATTGATCGGTACAACGGCTCGATACGATCACTGACATGCTGTGAATTAATCAAGCCACTGAACAGATTTCGCTTGGCGTCGCTGAAACCATCAAGTCCGGCGAAGATCAATTCTTGTTCGATAAATGTCATACACCGATGCCCGAGAAGACCGAACTTGGGCAGCGTATCAGGAAACGTAGGTGAATGTATACCTGACGCATTGTATACGCCAAGCGTCACAAGAATAGTCTGACCCTGAAAGAATATAATCAGATACGAGCGAAAACCGATCATTCCGCGAATTGACACGGCCCCTTGAGGCGCGTACGCACCCACGTCAATGCTGATTGCATCGTTCGGGACAGGATCACCAGGGAATGTACCACTTGTACCAACTGCAGTAATGTAGATAGTAGTAGGACTGCCAGGAATACCACCGACGCAGTGGTAATTGCTGGCGACGCATCCATACTTACCGATTGGTACATTGACGTTGCTCCCTGTCGCAAGGTCTTGCAAATAAGTAACCTTAAACACGCTAGATATCGATAGCGGCTTATCCTTACCGTTATGGATTATCAGTGTATCCTTAAACGGCACGAAGTTGACGGTCGTGAATGCTGAGCCCCATGCCGACGGAGCACCAGGCAACAACGCAGCAATCGCAGTGCTCCAAATAGTCGTTACAACACCTGAATCGGAAACGGTTACGATGTTCCCTGATGTGGCGACAACAATCAAACGGCCATTGAAGTATATCTTGTCTAGAATTGTTCCACCTGCAGGTAATGAAGCTGCTACATCGGCAAACCAACTACTACCATATCGTAGTTGTTGGCCACCAGATGGAGCGCGTCTGAAATTCTTCAGAGTGACAGCAAACCGCGGAGCCATACTATATTCGTCGTCAACGGCGTTCAAGCCTCCGCCAAAACCTTTCAGCGTGAGGCTCTTGAGACGAGACTTAGCCGTTCGCTGCTTTAGAATTTGGTTCGGAAATAGCATAGGTTTGACTCACACTTGGATTGCCATTAAGGATACGAAACCCACTGATCAGGAACACCACCGTATTGAGAGTCGCTGAAGTTGATATCATGACTCGAAAGTTGCGACATGATATCCTTGTACTTCATTTCCATCATATTCTTGCACATGTCGGCAGCCGCAGCATTCAAATCATCGCCCGCCAGTGTCGTGTATGCCGTGCTGTATGCTAGCAAATCACGATCCAAGTATATTGTGTCTTGCCAATCCCATGCATCATTCTGCACAGGATAGAACTTGGCATACACATTGATCTTGCCGGTAGCAGTCTTCGGAAGCAAATATATTTTCTTCTTGTTGTACAAAGGGTTGCTTACGTTCAGCGCATCCCAGTAAATAATACCGTTCCCACTTAACATATTCGACTGAAATGGACTAATATGACGTGGCCGCATACTTAAATTCGTGCGGCTACCATCACGACGGACTGCAATAATGTCTTCAAAGTCGAGAACATTAAGCAAGTCATCCGTAACGGCTGTTCCAGTGGAACCGTCAAGTGTCAATTGTACCCAGTTACAGTAATGACGCCAGTTGTACTTCTTGAATAGCATGTTAAATCCGCGAATGCAGTCCGAGAAACAACGATCATCGGAGTACATTTGCACGCCTGGGCCTGTCACTTCGCCCACGATTTCTTGTGCATCATCGACGATGTTACGAATCGTAGCAGTCATGATAAATCTCGCCACGTCCGAGAGGAGATACACTGTATATAGGATATAAGAGTACGCTCGCTGCGCTCGCGTACTCTTATATCGTGTACAATATTATGCGTAGAACTGCTGAATGCCGTGAAGACCACCATTATTGGCAGCATTCACCCAATTGTCACCCATCATATCGACGGAAATCTGTCTGCCGTTGACAGCCACAACTGGCGTAAACGTTCCACGTGGATCGCCGGTGGTACGCGTCGCCGGATCGGTTAGATCAGGCAACGTGAATGCCGACGCAATGGAAACGATCACACCGGATTCACTCGACGAGAAGATGTTACCTTTGTACGGTAGACCTAATGCCGCACCTGATCCAACCGAATACGTAATGGCGTTTGTCGAAGGCGTGATGTTTCGTGATTTGATAATACGATAGAACGCTTTCTTCCCTACTAGGGCAGTCGCTGCGGCAGCTGAACCAGTGAACCGCTCGATCATTGGCTGGCCTAGGTAGTCCGTACCGTAAACGTCGATCACGTTAGCATTGCCAGGAACACCACTCGGCGTGACGGTTATAGTCCTACCGTACGTCGAATCCACAACTATTGGATTTGTCGGAGCGGCATCGGTATTTGCTGCACTGTTAGCTGCAACAGCAGTTTGGTAAACCGTACCGCTAGCTGTTGCAGGTGAACCCAAGTCGAACGTTCCAGGTTCGTTTTCGATAACCGAGCAGGCGAACTGACATGCCTTGACATACATGTTGACGCCACTTTGAAAGAACTTCCTATCGCGATCCATGACTCACTCTCCCTTCTCGATGACCTGTTCGTTCAACAGAATAGGTCCGGTTTTCGCAGTGGCCATTTGAATGACCATGCGTTCCATGTCCACCATGGCACCGTGACGTGCTGCATCGTCTTGTGCAGACATCATTCTGCCGAGCGGACTGTTCGGATCAGCCAGACCCTCCATGTTGATGATGCGAGGCTTGCGATCCAAACCATAGTACGCAAGCGTTTTCTTGTCGCGAACACGTATCACGTGCCCTCGGGGAAAGTAGACCATGTAACCCGCAGGCTCCTCCATGATCACTTTCTGCATCTCATGCGATTGCCTACCAGTGGCGGTCGCACTTCGCTTGTTGGGAACCATACGATAGACTTCACGCTTGACTTTGCCTTGTAGTTCGCGAACCACAAAGGACAATCGAGCGCCGTCTTGTGCTGGGAACATGTTAAACTCCCTTAGTGTGAGTCAAACCCAATGTGGGTTAGTTGGTCAAGTACGCGTGGGTTCGGTAGTTCCTCCACGTGCAAAGCTGACCTTCCCACACTACGCGGCGGCCGGTCGCATCCATCGACCACGGAGCGACAAGCTTCTTAATCTTCATATTGACGCCGCGAAGCACATGCAACGTCATGTATCCGTCGTTGACGAAGTACGCGACGTTGGGAGAGAGTTTTTCATCGAACAGGAGAGGGATTCCGTTATGCGTCGTGCCAACGATCCCAAGATTAACCAATTTTTTGCCAGTTCCGGTTGCCTGTAGATCGATGTGCTGCTTGTCTCTGGCAGCGGCCTTGTGCATTCGGTAGATATTTCTACCGGCGAAGATGACAGACGGTTGCGGTGAGCTTTGACCGTCTGTAGATCGATTAAGGTCGAGTTCCGTGATGTCATCGAAGGCTTCCTCGATGTTTTCTGGCGTCAGTGTTCCTTGGAAGTCGTATGCGGATGTCCGCCATTGGGACTCCGCGGCCATGCTAATACCCCCAACAGAACCACTGGTAGGATCGACAGGAATAAGATTTCCCAGTCCGTTAGGATCGGTGCCAGCACCCACAGAAGTATGATAAGCAGCAAATTGGCGACTAATAGATTCGTCGAGAGCCATAATCTTGCCCTTGATGATCTTGAATATCGCCGCACGTCCTTGGTTCTCATCTTCTTCCTGATCCGAAATGATCAGCGATCCAACCACGCGTGACATGAAGTGGTTCACGGTGATGAATTCGTTGGTCTGGTTGACCGGCACAGTATCGTAATACTGCATCGATGTAACGTTCGGGTTGAGGCCCGTGATTAACGGGTTGCTGATCTGAGGCCCGCCGTCCTCAACGACCACACGCTTTTTTGCGTGCAAATACGCCGAGACGGTGCCGCTGATGGCCGAGGCCATGATCAATTTCGCACGACTACGCGTGAGCATTGCATTCACAACCGTGTCGAGAGTAGCCATTTTGAAACTTTCTCCTGTTCGTGTGAGTCACACCACGCCGAGTTGGTCGAGTGTGTCACGTAAGATTTGGTCGTAGGAGGCATTCACCGGAGCGACGTTGTTTGTACCATAGTTCAACGGCGCTCCGCGTCCTGCCGGGAGATTACGACGCATGGAATTACCATTTGGGCGTTGCTGTCCCTTGTTTTGGTTCATGCGCATCATGTTAAGTTGAATTTTCGCCCATACCTCCCCCAAAGACATATTCTGAAACTGAGGTTCGCTCAGTACAGCATGAAATATGGGAATGTATTGACGAGCACCAGGGTTCTCGTTGAAGAATCCATGTACCTCACTTTCTGTTTGACGAAGCTGAGCCTGTGCAGCTTGCGTACGTTGCTGTTGGATTTGTTCTTGTTCGGTTCTCTGCCGAATTGGTGCAGTTACCTGCGAGATTTCCTGTCGAACGATATCGACGAGCGACTTTGCGTCAACGCCA